GCAGAGCATCCAGCACAGAAGTTGGTTGTCATGTTGTTGTAGCACCTAGCGCAGATTTCGGCCCTTTTATTCGCTTCTTCCTGACTGACAAAGACTTCCTGCCCAGACACAGCATCCATTGCCATTGTTGCAAGGGACTTGATTCCCTTGATAATGTTTTCAGCTGATAGATTTGGAGCTACCCCTTGTGCTGGATTGCCATCAGAATAACTGCACCAACCATGAGGAAGCTGACGGCAAAGATGGTCTTCTACTACCTCTTTCCAATCAGGAGGCAACGTGATTCCATTTTCCATATAATGCTTCTTAACCCTAGACAATAGGGATTCCATAGTGAGTTCGCCTTCAATGCGAAACCCTGTCTCTGGAACAACGAAGCGATAACGATTGGGGGGAACGCTATCGTGAATTATCAGCTTTTGACGTATCATTTTTAATAATCTCCTGTATGTCTTTAAGTGCTGAATGATAACCGCTCATCCAAGCGATTGCCATGTATTCCTCGTGCCCTTCAGCAGATCCATGATTTTTAGAGTATGAGCGAATTCCAACGCTTCCATACCATTCGTCGAATTGTTGTTTAGCTGTCATTTGTATTCCTTTCTTGTTCAATGCTTTTTGATAGTTTCTTTTCCATGTCACCAACTGTCTTGCCAAATCTTTCAACGAAATCTTCGTTTGCAAAGGGAATGTAGGCGTGAAGCACCTCATGCGCCACAACGTCTGACAGTCTACAGTCTGCATGATATTTTTTGTTGATTGTGATTCGTCTGTTTTGGTAGTAGCACTTTCCGATTGCTGGGCCATTTGGAGTCATCCCACAATCCCCCCATCCAAACTCCCAGCGTTCTCCGTTAATGTCTACATTGCCAACCTTCTTGAATTTCATTTTGCGAGCTTGGTTATTTCCCTTTGAATTAACCATGCCGCCTTTTGCAAGTCTTCCAGTTCCTTTTCTGGATTCTTCTTGCCAGCACGGAATATGTATTTCATGGCAGATGCACGAGCAAACGGCATTTCGTCAATAATGTCGATTAGCTCAACGCCATTGGCATTGATATAATGGGATGGATGTGAAACTGGATTGCTCATCGTTTGGGAAGTATCATGCCCTTGCGTTCCACATAGCGTAGCGGCCCGAAGCTGACAACTGTGTAATGGATTTTACCACGCTTCATGTCATCAATGACATTCTGTAGGTATTGATCGTGACGCTTGTTGCCAACTACATATGGCCCTGCTAGGACGCTGTAGTCTTCTTCAATATAATATTCTGCTTCGTTTTTCATTTAATGATTCTGTAGTGTGGTGTTGAATACAATCCCCTTACCTCGTGGTTAATTCTAAAGTTCTTTTTCTCTATTTTCCCCGACTTCATAAGAAGCCGCAGTTTTTGAGTAAGCGTTCGTGCTGGAATGTTCAACTCAGATGCCAAGGCACTTGATGTTTTGAATCCTTCTGGAACGATGTCTGGATCGCTCAACTGAGTGCTGGCAATGATCTCAGCCCACTTATTCGCGCTCATAGTGGCAACCTCCATTCTTTATCAAACTCTCCTCTTGTGATGAGCCAGACAGCGGAATCCTTTGGCCCGATTTCTCCATACACAAGCCCCTGTCGCCATCCAAGCGTGGCCCTTCGTGCTTTCGCATAATCCATCTCACCTCTGCGAGTAAGCGTGCCTGTGCAGTAGCCCGTGCTTTCCTTGATCGTTCTGCCTTCAGCTTGTTGGCTTCTATGAGTGTGCCCAAAGATGACTTTGCCACCATACATTTCAGCCATGTCCCTAGCGGAGTTTTCATTGTAGATGGTTCCATGAGTGAAGGTCACATCACCGATAACCAGCTTTTGAAATACCCCATCATACGGAATCCTGCGGCAACCAATCTCCACAAAAGTCCTGTCAATGTAATCCGTAGCCTGTTGAGCGGCGTATGCGACAAGAGCGTTGCGGTGACTAAGCATTCGGGGAATGCGGTCTTCATGGTTTCCATCCAACACATGAGTTGGTCTATACTTTCGCAGGAACGAAAGCCCACCATCAATGTCGGGAGCAACAGGTTCGGATTCGTCGGAGCTTCCAACCGCACCAGAACGAAATGCCGTGGTATCGCACCAGTCGCCGAGATGCACCACAATACTTGGGTTCCACCTTTCCCGCATTTTAAGCACAGCGTCAATTGCTGTCTCATCTGCGTATTTCCCATGACTGCATGATATGGCGATAAAGCGTTCATACGTTGTGGCAATATGGGGGGCTTTCGCCCCCCTTGAGTTTGCTTTAGGCTTCATTAGGCGTTAGCGTTACTAGCTCCCATTTGCTAGGATCTTTCTTTCCTACAGCAACGCCAGCATCAACCAGCGTTCCATTAGATCCGAAATCGGTAGCCGCCATGAACAACTTCTCATCGAAGGTCATTGCCTCAATAACCTTGCCGTTGTCATTGAACTCCACGGAGTAGAGTGTCCATTTCTTGGCAGAGCCTTCCTTGCTCTGTGCGGCGATCTTGGCTTGCGTTGGTAGCACCCCCCTCCAAGTAGCAGTCACATTGCCAGCAGGACGAACGCTGGGGTTCTTGTCCATTACCTTTGCAATGGCTGGTCTGGGGGAATCAACAGGCCGCTTTCCTTCTGCTACGTTTCCGTCATCGTCATCCTCTGAAGCAACGCCAAGGACGGCGGCTAGTGCGTAGCGGCGAGCGTAGGTGATCGCAGATCCAACTCCCTGTGGCGACTGATCCTTGAGTGGGAGAAGTAGCGTGGTAGTCGTGCTGTGACCATCCTTGTGCATGATTGTGGTCTCAACTCCAGCCGCTCCATCCATGAACAATGGCTGTTGAGTTACTGCCAGACCATGCTTGGACAGGATAGGACGAGTCGCATCAATGATCGCATCCAGAGGAGCATACTTGCTCTTGAAGTACGGATTGTTTGCGGTTTTCGGAACATTGGAGAGTTCCCCTATAGCGGCTACAAGAGCCGTGGCGTATGCTTTCTGTTGTGCTGTGTTTTCCATAATTTTTGGTTTCAGTTTCGTTTATCCACGCTCATCAGCCTGAATCATCGAATCGTCGATAAATGCAATGGCTTCATCAAGAGTTGACCGCAATTCCTCAAACGAGGAAAGCAAAAAATCAACCTTTTCTTTGTCCGTCATGGGAGGCTCTTGGTCGCTCATTGTTATCGGACGATGAACACCACGAGGGCCGTAGTGATGGAAAGCAGGATGGATGCAATGCTAGTCCAGAACAATACGCACACATGATCCCTGAGTTCCTTGATGATGTTCTCCGTTTCATCAATGTAGGACATTGCCATGTGCGACTGCGCTTGGGCGTTAAGAATGATGACAGTCAACTCTTGGATGACATCATCAAGCTTTTTCTTGCAAGGCTTGGTGGTCTTGCTGGCGGCTGGATTCTTTGTGGATTTGGTGGTGTTGTTTTTCATAACGCAACAACCATTACCGCTGGCATCAAGCGATGGCAAGAAATATTTTCAGAAATCTTTTTTTATTTTTAGCTTGACAGGGTTATGGGAAAACCCCCTTTATAATCCCCCTATCGGCTCGCAAGGCTTAAACCAAAACGTGCTTTCGTAGGTCTCTTGTCCTATTGAGCCACCCCTTCAAAAAAACCTTACTGGCTGGTCTTCTCTCAACGAGGCGATGATAGAAAGCGTCTCTCTCATCCATGAATTTTTTGACATTCAATCCTGAAATCTTCTCAATCTTCATCGCTCGTCCAAACCCACAATTCACGCAAGCATCGAAGAATGCCCAGTCGTAGTTTTGAGGAAGGTGATCACAGCCATACTTCACCCAATACTCATTCCAATAAATATCTGTTGCTCTTTCAGCGGTAAGATTGGCAATGTCTTCCTTTGGATGAGAACGAGCGTCAATCCCATACTTCGTGCCCACCAACTTTCCATTGACGTAGTTTCCTGCGTCATTGGGATGAAGATCCAACTTGGTTCCCTCCCACTTGAAGAGGAATGGAATGATCCTGTCCTTAAATCTCTTCGTCATCGAATGACTTTGGTTTTGGGGTTCGCTCAACGATCTCTTCTTTAATTTTGGAAACTGACCCAACAACCTCTTGAATTTGGTTCGTTCCCATCTTCCAGTCATAGACCATCCTTCCAGTAACTAGGAACACAACAATGGTACCAGTCACATACAGAGTATTGGTAGTGATAGTAACGAACCCAGCAAGAGCAATCTCTGGTAGCCAGTATAGATGATAAACTGCCCACCTCCAAGATGCTTGAATCAAAGCAATGCCTATCAGGGAAATGATCAACCGCTGGGATACAAGTTTGGGAATCATGGTCTGAACCTCCATGCCGTTTTCAATCCGATATAGACTACCACACACAAGATTGCAGAAAGTGCAATCATACGCCAAGTCCATAGCTCCCTGAGTGCCTTCTCGTGCTTTCCGTGCCAGTAAACGATGTTGTTCTGCGCCTCTGACAGGTCTTGAGACTGCTTGTCAACCTGCTCCTCGTAGGTGTCAATTGCGGAGATTACGTCCTTAATCGCCGCATTTCCTGCGGAGGTTGTGATATGCGGCTTGAGCCGCTCCACTCCGACCTTAACGGCAACGGCTGAGGGAGCAACGTAACGCTCCTGTTTGGGTGCCGCACAACCCACCACAAGGGCGACGGATGATATAATAATAAGTTTAATTGTATTCATTTACCTTTGTTCTATCCACGTCATTGATGCAATTGCGTTTTTGTTAGATGTAGATGCCGCCGCCACCAATGTCAAGGTGTCACTAACTGTTCCAATGGAGCTTCTTCCAATCTGGAATTGAGTATCCTTGTCAATGCGAATTGGGCCTCCTCCACCACCTCCAATAACAAACCCTGCGTCAAGAGTGGTGCCGCCAGTAAAGGATGTTGCGGTAACATTGTATTGAGCGAAGCTGTTGGCATCTGGCATATCGTTCCAAGTACCGCCAGTAAGGGTGACGTTCCTCACCAGCCTGTAATAGACGTTGGTATTGTCAATCGTGGCTACTTGGAAGTAAGAGGGCAACACAATGCCCTGTAACTGAGTTGCTTTAAGCCTAATTGAAATCAATGGTCGGTATGTATTGGCCGTGCCAGTATCAAGCCCAGTAATGGCAGTTTGAATGTTTTGAGCAATACCGAGCTTCTCTGGTTGCCCTTCTGAAACCAGCGAGTTTGACCCTTGGTAAATATAGAAAGGCCCACCAGCTTGACCACCAGTAGTGTTTTTGATCTCAATGCGGATAGGCAGGAATGGGGTTCGGCTCCAAGCATTAACAAGGACGTTGGCTGTATTGAAGGTGTGAACGATGATTGTCTTCCCATCAATGACCCACCCAAACTTTACCTGACCTGCACCATACCACTCATATTCAAAGCTAACCATCTGTTGCTTTGTTGGGTCTGCGGTAATTCCGCTAGGCCCATTGCCATCCAGCTTGTCGCCATTCCATTGCGCCCTACCAACTCTCTGAAGGGATGGAGTCCCACCGCTATTGATGATGCAACAGAAGTAATCGCCTGATCCGTCGTCCTCGAAATAGAACCCATCCGAACCATTGAAGAGTCCAAACCTTTTACGGATTCCTGCAACTGGAAGATTGAGTTTTACCGAAAATGAA